TACGATGAAGCGGGATTTAATTACAAATGTTAAAGGTGAAGAAGTAACTGCAGCAAATGCAGCAGCTCTTTCAGGAAAGCTCCTGCAGATGGCAAACGGAGCGGTCTATGATGACCAAGGTACAGTCCTTCATATACATGACCGTAAGCTGGATGCACTGGAAGACTTAATCGAAGCCGCTAATGGCAAGCCAGTTCTAATTGCTTATTGGTTTAAGCATGATTTATCTCGAATACAAAAGCGCTTTGAGGTTGAGGTATTATCCACTAGCGATTCTATTAAGAGGTGGAATGATGGAGAAATCCCCATTGCAGTCATCCATCCAGCATCAGCAGGACATGGACTGAACTTGCAAGCTGGAGGTTCAACTCTTGTATGGTTTAGCCTAACTTGGAGTCTAGAGCTTTATCAGCAAACCAACGCCCGTCTTTGGCGGCAAGGACAAAAAGAAACGGTAGTGATTCATCACTTGATTGCCAAAGGCACCATTGATGAACGTGTAATGCAAGCCTTAAATGATAAAAACAATACCCAATCCGCACTGATAGATGCGGTTAAAGCTACACTAAAGGAGGTCTGATAAAATGAACATTGTCTGGCAATATTTAGATAAAAGAGCAGCGGCAATTAACGCCCTAAAAGATTACAGCAGCATGAAGTACATCATAGAACATACCGATGAGGACATTGCAACCCTCAACGAAGAAATGAGTTCCCCAGCTTCTCCAGTTATCAATGGCATGCCATCGACCCATGATCCAAAAGCTGGAGAGAAAAGGCTCATTGCCTGCATCAATGAAATTGATGTATTGAAAGAACGTTATCGTCAAGCACTGGAATACATGGACTGGTTTCAACCGGCATGGGATGCTTTAACAGAAGATGAGCAGTATGTGTTAAAGGAGTTTTATTTGGATGATGAACAAAAGCAGATTGATGCAGTGTATAACATTTGTGATCACTTTAATATTGAACGTTCTTCTGCATACAACAAAAAGAATCGAGCGCTTCAGCATCTTGCGCTACTACTCTATGGAAAGTAATGAGTAATATCATGGACGATTTTATTAGAAATCCATAATACAATGGTATTGTGAAAAATTGTAGAGAGCCTTCGTGGAAATACCGCGGGGGCTTTTTGCATGTCCAAAGGAGGTACGAAATGCCAAAGAAACCAAAACGACCATGTTCTTCTCCTGGTTGTCCGGAACTGACAGATGGACGTTTTTGTCCGGAGCATGCCAAAAAGGAAGCTTCTCGTTATGAAAAATATCAGAGAGATCCTGAAACGAGGAAGCGTTACGGTCGTGCATGGAAAAGAATACGTGACCGTTACATTACAGCCCATCCACTATGTGAAGAGTGTAAAAGACAAGGAAAGCTGACACCAGCAACTGAAGTGCACCATATCCTTCCCTTGGCACGAGGTGGGACACACGATGAAAGCAACCTAATGGCTCTTTGTACTCCTTGTCACTCAGCTATCACAGCAAGAGATGGAGACCGTTGGGGAACCCGGTAGGGGGAGTCATATCTCCACAGCTATTTAAATGTGCAACGGGCGTGGGGCTTCGTGCAAAAAGTCGCAGTTTCAAACGGGGTAATACCCCCTTAATAAGAAAAGAGGTGAGTTAATGGCCAAAGATGGTACAAATCGAGGTGGTGCCCGTATTGGATCTGGCCAGAAAAAGAAAGCACTTATAGATAAAATTGCTGAGGGAAATCCCGGAAAAAGAAAACTGGAAGTTATTGAATTTAAAAATACCGCAGAACTTCAAGGGCAGGAGATGCCACAGCCAAGGGCTATGCTTTCAGCAGTACAAAAGGATGGTAAAACCTTAGTAGCTAGCGAAATTTATGAGCTTACGTGGAAATGGCTTGAGGAGCGAGGGTGTGCACATCTAGTTCTACCACAGCTATTAGAAAGATATGCCATGAGTGCTGCTAGGTGGATACAGTGTGAGGAAGCAATAAGTGAGTTTGGTTTTCTTGCTAAGCATCCAACTACTGGCAACGCTATCCAAAGTCCATACGTTTCCATGAGCCATAATTTTATGAGTCAAACCAACAGACTCTGGATGGAAATATATCAGATTGTTCGTGAAAACTGTGCGACAGAGTATTCCGGTACAAATCCACAGGATGATGTGATGGAACGACTGTTGACTGCCCGTAGAGGTAAATAATAATAAGGAGATGTGAGATGAGTAAGAGATATTTAACAGCAGAAAGTGTATGTGCAGGACATCCTGATAAACTGTGCGATATTATTGCTGACAGTATTTTGGATGCATGTCTTAGAAAAGATAAAGCATCACGCGTAGCTTGTGAGGTTATGGCTACTAAAGGAAAAATTATCGTGGCGGGCGAGATCTCCTGCAGCGAGAAAATTGATATCAGATACATTGTCAGGAATGTATTAAAACAAGTGGGTTATAATCCTTTGAAATTTTTGATTTATGTATTTGTACACAATCAAAGTCCTGATATTGCAGCTGGTGTAAATACTGCACTGGAAGCACGAAATGGTGTAAACGAACAATATGGTTCTGTCGGTGCCGGAGATCAAGGGACCATGTATGGGTATGCCACAATAGAAACTAGAGAAATGCTTCCCTTACCTCTTGTACTATCCCATCGAATCGTAAAGAGACTGGATGAGGCTCGAAAAGGTAAGCTCATTAAAGGTATTCTCCCCGACGGAAAAGCTCAGGTGACGATTGAATATGATGATGATACTCCAGTAAGAGTAAAGACCATTGTGGTGTCGGTGCAGCATGAAAAGAATAAGACCCAGGAAGAGCTCAAGCAGGATATTCTAAACAATGTATTGTGGCAGTGTTTTGAGGACTTTCCTTTTGATGATGAAACAGAAATTCTTATCAATCCGTCTGGTCAGTTTATTTTAGGAGGACTCGCTGCAGATACTGGACTAACCGGTAGAAAAATCATGGTAGATACTTATGGCGGTCTTGCATCCCATGGGGGTGGTGCTCTTTGTGGGAAAGATCCCACAAAAGTTGACCGAAGCGGTGCTTATATGGCTCGGTATATTGCGAAACATATCGTTTGGTGTGGGTATGCCAAGAAATGTGAAGTGAGTATTTCCTATGCCATTGGTAAGGCAAATCCTGTAGCCTTTACTATAAATACCCTTGGCACTGGAACTGTTTCTGATGAAATATTAACTCTGGCTGCACAGGAGACTTTCAACTTAAGACCTGCGGCTATCATTGAAAAGCTGCGTCTAAGAAATGTGATTTATTCTGATACAGCGGTTTATGGTCACTTTAATAGCTGTCTGTTCCCATGGGAGGATGTTAATAGATACAGCGAATTAAGGGAGGTGGTGGAAAAGTATGCTAATAGAGAAGATTAAAACGAAGCTACTAATCCCTGCTGATTATAATCCTAGAAAGGACTTAAAGCCAGGAGATCCAGAATATGAGAAACTTAAACGCTCTCTTGAGGAGTTTGGCTATGTAGAACCCGTTATATGGAATAAGACCACAGGCAGAGTTATCGGGGGTCATCAACGCTTGAAAGTTCTACTGAGTATGGGCATGGATGAAATAGAATGCGTAGTAGTTGAAATGGATGAGGAAAAGGAAAAGGCTCTCAATATCGCATTAAATAAAATTAGTGGCGATTGGGATAAAGAAAAACTGGCACTTCTCATCACAGACTTAAACGCCGCAGACTTTGATGTATCTCTCACAGGTTTTGACCCAGAAGAATTAGACGATCTTTTCAAGGATTCCCTTAAGGATAATATAAAAGAAGATGATTTCGATGTAGACAGCGAGCTGAAAAAGCCCGCTGTTTCGCATTTAGGGGATGTTTGGATACTTGGACAGCATCGACTTGTCTGTGGAGATAGCACCAAGCAAGAGACCTTTGATGTCTTGATGGATGGGAAAGCTGCTAATTTGGTCGTTACAGACCCTCCATATAACGTCAACTATGAAGGAACAGCTGGAAAAATCAAAAATGACAATATGGCGAATGAAGCGTTCTATGATTTCCTGCTTGCGGCATTTCAAAATACCGAAGCTGTGATGGCAAAGGACGCTTCTATTTATGTATTTCATGCCGACACGGAGGGACTCAATTTTAGAAGAGCATTCTCCGATGCAGGATTTTATCTTTCTGGTACTTGTATTTGGAAAAAGCAATCTCTTGTACTCGGTCGCTCCCCTTATCAGTGGCAGCATGAGCCAGTTCTCTTTGGGTGGAAAAAGAAAGGCAAGCACAACTGGTATTCCGATAGAAAGCAGACCACTATCTGGGAGTTTGAGAAGCCGAAGAGAAACGGTGACCATCCAACCATGAAACCAGTGGCACTCGTGGCATATCCCATTATGAATTCAAGTCTTAGTAACTGTATTGTGCTTGATCCCTTCGGTGGTTCAGGAAGTACACTGATTGCCTGTGAGCAGACCGATAGAATCTGCTATACCATTGAGTTGGATGAAAAGTACTGTGATGTCATCGTGAAAAGGTATATTGAACAAGTTGGAAACTCGGATGGTGTGTTTCTTTTAAGAAACGGTGTCGAATATAGGTATCTTGACCTGCCGGAGGTGAATGCAGATGAGTAAATTGACACTCGGTTCGCTTTTTGACGGCAGTGGTGGTTTTCCTCTAGGTGCTTTGCTTTGTGGCATTGAGCCGTTATGGGCTTCAGAAATTGAACCGTTTCCTATACGAGTTACGACCAAACGCATCCCACAGATGAAGCATTATGGGGATATCAACAAACTAAACGGTGCGGTGCTTCCGCCTGTAGATATTATAACATTTGGTTCGCCCTGCACCGATATGAGTGTGGCGGGTAAAAGAGCTGGTCTGGACGGAGAACAATCCGTCCTTTTTTATGAAGCAATCCGAATTATCAAGGAAATGAGGTGTAAGACCAATGGACAATATCCAAGGTATGCAGTCTGGGAAAATGTCCCCGGCGCATTCTCGTCAAATAAAGGGGAGGACTTTAGGGCAGTCCTCGAAGCGGTCATCGGTGTCAAAGAGCCGAACACCTCAGTGCCTTTACCTGAAAAAGGACGATGGCCATACGCTGACATCTATATGGGAGACGGATGGAGTGTGGCTTACCGAACTATCGATGCGCAATATTTCGGAGTCCCCCAGCGTCGTCGTAGAATCTACCTTGTCGCAGATTTTGCAGACAGATGTGCCGGAGAAATACTATTTGAGTCCGAAGGCATGCCAAGGAATTTTACGCCGAGCGGCAGCCCGTGGCAAAGAACTGCCGGAAATGCTAAAAACAGCACTGGAAAAACAGGCGATAGCATAACTTGTTTAAATGACCAAGGCGGGAAAGTGATGTCTGTTTCGGAGGATATTACCGCAACACTTCGAGCGGAGGAACACGGACATCAGCCTTGCGTCATGCAGTCAAGCGGATTTTGTACCGAACACAGCGCCAAGAGTCGAAGTGTAGGATATGAGGAAGAACGTTCCCCTACCCTTCGAGCAGGTGTTGTTCCAGGTGCAGTCATGTCCTTTGAACCGGGCGCTGCTTCTCGAGTTGGTGGCCATACTGATGAAAATTTAAGTGGATCCCTTCGTGCAAACATGGGAGATAACCAAACGGCTGTTGTTATTGAAAATCATCCAACTGATAGTCGTGTAAAACTCTCGGAGGATAATAAAGTACAGACGCTAACCTCTCGTATGGGAACTGGCGGTGGGAATGTACCTCTTATTATGAATACACCTAAAACATTAAAAATCCGCTCTGGCTGTGAAGGCGGTGGTAAGGGGGCTTTGATACAGGATGATAAGTCTGCCACTCTTGGATGCAATAATGACCAGACCGTTTTTGTACCTACCGCATATGGCATCTGTTCTGATAAAAGCAACTCCATGCTGTCAAGCAATCCACATAGCGGTATATATGAAGCGGATACTTCTCGAACCATTGATGCCAATGGAGGAAATCCAGGGTGTAATCAAGGTGGTATGGTAGTAGTTGCTCTACAAGGCTCGATGATTGGAAGAGAGGATAAAAATGGTCCCCAAGGAAGCGGCATAGATGAAGAGGTTTCTTTTACGCTGAATACTATTGACCGTCACGCAGTTGCCTATGCCATGACTACCGGATCCTTTACACAGGTTGTAGAAGATAAAGCACCAACGTTAGTGTCTCGAGATTACAAGGATGCCCCTGTAGTAACTCAGCCTTCTTATGGCATTGATCGGGCAGCTTTTAATCAAGGAAAGAACGCTCTATATAAACCTTCTATAGATGAAGAACAGCAACCTACACTCACGGCAAAAGGACCTGGAGCAGTGGCACAACCAGCATCATTTTACCCTCAGTTGAAAGCTGAAAGTCAATGCTATAGGCAGGACGGTACATCAAATGCGATTATCAATGGTACCAATCCAGGCTATCAAAACGGATTGGTTGAACCCAACTTTATCGTCCGAAGGCTTACACCAACGGAATGTGCTAGATTGCAAGGCTTCCCGGATGATTGGTGTGATGACCTTGGTACGGAAAATCCTACAGAAGATGAAATCTCATTCTGGACGGAGGTTTGGGAAACTCACCGCAAAATCATAGGTAAAAGCAGCAAGCCAAAAACAAGAAAGCAAATTATTAAATGGCTTAACAACCCCCATTCCGATTCAGCTGAGTACAAAATGTGGGGTAATGGTGTAGCACTTCCATGCGTCTGTTTTGTGCTGACTGGCATTGTGTTATCTGCAAGGAATGCCGCCGATTAATGGAACAGTATTTTCTACAGATAGATGCCCTAAATGACTTGATATTAACAGCCTTTAGAGTGATATATGTATGTACCGAAAATAGAAAGGCGGTATAAAAAATGCAGATAAACTATAATGTCACAGGAGCAAAAAGAAAAGAGTTAGTCAACGCAATCAGCCAAAAACTGAATGCTCCTGTTAAATACCTTGGAGCACCTACATTTGCATATGAGGTGGCTGACTACAATATTGACAAAAATGGAGTAGTCAGAGGACCAGATAATTCTGAACTGGTTGATGCTCTATTAAGCTTTCATGACTTCAAGGCGGCTAAGGAAGAATATGACACACCACTTTCAAAAGCAGAGCTTGTTCCTGAAAATATTCAAATTCCCTATGAAGAGGCTCTTTGTGGAAGGGTAAGTCCATATAATGATTACGAAGAATCTCCCATATATACCGAGCCAGATGAAATCGAAGATATTAGATTGATTATTCAAATGCCGAGGGAGGGTTTTACCGAAATCGCACTTGATAATCTAAAAGGATTGGTAGAAAGCAAAGAAACCCTTATAAAGAAAGCACTTGATACTGACTCTATTCCCATTATCGTAAATGAGGAATTTGTAACCTTCCCCTGGTTCCAAAGTGAGTGCTCCGCAGAGGAGGTTAAGGCTTATACTCACTTTGTAACAGCACTTTGCGAAATGGCAAAGAAGCAGACACGCGTCAACTCGACCGAGAAATCAGTGGAGAATGAAAAGTACGCTTTCCGTTGTTTCCTTCTAAGACTTGGCTTTATCGGTCCAGAATACAAAACGGAACGAAAAATTCTCCTCTCCAAACTGTCGGGTAGCTCTGCCTTCAAAAGCGGAACTGCCAAGCATAAGGAGGTGAGTGAATAATGAATATCATTCACCCAGAAATGCTAAAACAACTTAGAAGTTATTACACTCCGGGAACTCGTGTCATGTTACTTAAAATGAATGACCCTTATACCAAGCTTCAGCCTGGAGCTAAAGGCACGGTTACAAGCGTTGATGATATGGGAACCATCCACGTCAGTTGGGATTCAGGCAGTTCCCTTGGAGTGGTCTTTGGAGAGGATTTATGCAAAAAAATCGAAGAGTAAACATACACATTTTAAGCCCAAAATGGCAATAGATATGTAGATTTATATTGCAGAATTGTCTTGCTATATAAGCCTTTTAGAGTGATATATGTACATGCTGAAAGGACAAACACACTTTAAAAGGAGCGAGATACGATGTTAAGCACAAAATTCGGAATCGAGATTGAATTTACAGGTATTACAAGGGAATGGGCAGCCAGAGTCGCTGCAGAGTTTTTGCAAGGCACTTATAGTGAAGGCGGAACTTACTACGACACTAAGAAGGTAAAAACTCCAGATGGTAGAGTTTGGAGATTTATGTATGATGGGAGCATTCACTGTCAAAGAAAAGAAGGTAGAAGAAAAGTAGCTGCAGGTAGAGATTATAGCGTTGAGCTAGTTAGCCCAATCCTAACCTACCGAGAGGACATTGAAACTTTACAGGAGCTAGTAAGAAAGCTTCGCAAAGCTGGAGCCTTTACAAATACATCTTGCGGCATTCACATTCATCTAGACGGTGCTGAACATACCCCAAGAAGTATTCGAAACTTTATAAATATCATTGCAAGTAAAAATGACTTATTTTATAAAGCACTTCAGATTGCACCGCAGAGAATGAATTACTGCAAAAAGATGGACAGCATTTTGGTTGAGAAGATGAACCGCAAAAAGCCTAAAACCATGAGACAAATTGAGGACATTTGGTACGAGGGTTACAGCGAGAGTAGAAGCACTCATTACCACAACAGTCGCTACCATTTCCTAAACCTTCACAGCTTTTTCACCGGAAACCATACAGTTGAACTTAGAGGTTTTAACAGCGAGCTTCACGCTGGAAAGATAAGAAGCTACATTGTTCTAGCGCTTGCCATCAACCACCAAGCCTTAACACAAAAGTGTGCATCAGCAAAGAAACCACAGGTGGAGAACGAGAAATTTGCCATGAGAACCTACCTAAACCGGATTGGTTTCATTGGTGATGAATTTGCAAACTGCAGAGAGCATTTGACCGCAGCACTTTCGGGTTCAGCTGCATGGCGGTTTCGGGCGGCCTGAGCTGCCCCTA